TATGGCGACATCAAAAGTAGATATATGTGCAAGAGCATTAGTAATGATAGGAGCGCAACCTATATCTTCTTTTACAGATGGATCTACAGAAGCTTTAGTTGCTTCAAATGTTTATGAAGATATTCTTCAAGCTTCTTTAACTAGACATAGATGGAAGTTTGCAACTAATCAAAAAACATTATCATTATTATCAACAGCTCCAGTAGGAAGATATGAATATGCTTATCAGCTACCTGCTGATCCTGGAGTCTTACAAATTAATACATTAACAGTTAATGATTATATTATTCCTTATACAAGATATAAGAATATGATTTATGTTAATACTTATGGTGCAAACCATAACTTAGTATTAGATTATATTTACAGAGTAGAAGAAGATTATTTTCCACCTCATTTTAGATTAGCTTTGGAATATGAACTTGCTTCTTTATTTGCAGGTTCAGTTGCTAGAGATGCAGGTATGATAAATCAATTTAAACAAATGTCTGATAGACAATTTTTAATATCTAAAAATATAGATACAGCAGAAGTAACTACAAGAAAACTAGATACTTCTAGATTTATTAATCTAAGAAACTCTACGAGAACTGATGTATAATGGCAAGAACATTAAAAACTGTATTAACCAATTTTTCTTCTGGAGAGCTTAACCCACTACTAGCTACTAGAATAGATACACCTGCTTACACTAATGGTGCTAAACAATGTAGAAACTTTGCATTATTAGCAGAAGGTGGTTTAATGAGAAGACCAGGTACTACTTATCTTGCAACATTACCTGCTGAATCTAGATTAATTCCATTTGTATTTTCTGATGATGAAATAGCTATTATAGTCTTATCTAATAATAGAATGGATGTTTATAATATTAGTGGTACAGCAATAGTATCTAATTATACTACAAACTGTAATTGGACTACAGCTCAATTGTTTGAATTAAACTATGCTCAATTTGGAGATACAATATTTGTAACTCATAGAGATAATCCTATGGTTAAAATATTTAGATCTTCAGCTTCAACTTTTACAGTTAATTTATATGAGTTTCAAATTAATGAAGATGTTGTTGTTTCTGGAGCATATAAAACAGATACACCATTTTATAAATATGAAGATTCATCTACAACATTAACTTTATCAACTGCTGCAACAGGAACAGGAAGAACAATAACTGCAAGTACAGGATTTTTTACATCTGCTTATGTAGGACATTATTTATTAGTTGATGAATCTCAAATTAAAATAACAGGATATACATCTCCAACAGTTGTAACAGGTACAATTATTGAAACTGTTTCTGGTGGAACTGGACCACATTTTAATTGGAAAGAAGAATCTATTTCAAGTGTTAGAGGTTATCCTCAAGCTGTAACATTTCATAATAATAGATTATGGTTTGGTGGTTTAAAATCTAGACCTGCTGGAATATTAGCTTCTAGAATATCTGAGTATTTTAATTTTGATGTAGGAACTGGTGAAGCAGATGAAGCTATTGATTTAGATATTGCTGGATCAGAAGTTAATGAAGTTAGACATATGTTATCCGGAAAAGACTTACAAGTATTTACAGATGGTGGAGAATATTATATTCCAAGAGCAAATGACAATACTATTACTCCTGGTAATGTGTCAGTATTAAGACAAACACCTTATGGTATTAGTAGAACAGCTCCAGTTATGTTTGATCAAGCAGCAGGATTTATTCAAAAAAATGGTAAAGCTGTTAGAGAGTTTATTTATTCTGATATTGAAGACGGTTATAAATCAACTTCGGTATCGATTCTTGCACAACATTTAATTGATAACCCTAAACAAGTAGCTATTATAAAAGGTAACTTTACTAGACCAGAACAATATGCTTTCTTTTTAAATAATGGAACCACACTACCAGGAACAATGGCTGTATTTCATTCGGTTAGAGATGAAAAAATAGCAGGTTGGAGTTTATGGACAACTAAAGAAAATGATTTATATCAATCAGTAATTACATTAAATGAGTATTTAGTATGTAGTGTTAAAAGACAATTAAATGGATCTACGGTATATACACTAGAAAAATTTGGAGATGATGATAGTATTACATTAGATATGCAAACAACATCAACAGTTAGTCAAAGAGGAACACCTTTAGTAGAAGGGGCCAGTCAAACAGGATCTGTTATTAAAATAGATGGATTTACATCAGATCCACAAATTAATGAAACATTTACTATAGCAGGAAATGCTACTGAATATACTATTCAAGCTGTAACTAACAATGGTGGTGGATCTTATGATCTTAACTTAGATCAAAATTTAGCAGCAACTCCAGCAAATAATGCTATAGTTACAATAGTTAAAGGATATTTCCATTCTGTAAGTAGTATCTATAGAAATGAATCTATTAATGCAGTAGAAGGTAATAGCTCATTAGGTGCGTTTACTGTTACTGCGTCAGATACTATTACATTAAATTCGCCAAGAGCAACTGGAGTAAAAATTGGATTTAACTATATACCTATTATTGAAACTATGCCGATAGATAAAGAATTACCAGAAGGTCCATTAACAGGACTTCCAAGAAGAATCTCAAGAGCCATCATTGATATTAATTCTGCTTTAGATTTAACTGTCAAAGCTGCTGACACAACCTCTAAATCTTTAGTAGTCCAACAAGTTAACTTCACTGGTGGTTCTGACCTAACACCTGTAACTGAAAAAAAAGAATTTTTCTTTTTAGGTTATAGTAAAAATCCAACAGTAACTTTATCTCAAGATGATCCGTTACCAATTAAAATATTAGGAATGAGTGTGGAGGTAGTTTTTGCATGAGTGCTGATCCTGTTACTTTAGCTGTTGCTAGTTTTGCTGTACAAGCTGTTGGTACTTATCAAGGTATTCAAGCACAAAAAGCTCAAAACAAAGCAATCATTAGAGAATATGAAACTGAAAAAAAATATAATCAATTAAAAGGATTACAAGATTCTAATGATGTATTAGAAGAAGCTAGAAAAAAAAGAAAACAAAATTTAGCTATTGTAGCAGGTTCTGGTTATAATCCTGATAGTAGAAGTTTTTTATCTATTCAAAGTGAAATAGATAGAATAGCACAAAAAGATATTAATAATATTAAAATTAATACAATGCGTGGAGAATCAAAATTAGAATCACAAATATATTCAACAAGAGTAATGGGCAAAGCTCAAGAGTTTGGAGCTTATGCAAGTATAGCATCTGCTGGATTTAAAACAGCAGCTTATGCTAAATCATATAAAACTACTGGTAAAGGTCAATATGGATATGATAGTGATATTAATAAAGAAGCTATGATTAAAGCTGGAACAATGGGATCAAATTAATGGCATTAAAACAAGCAAAAAAACAAGTTGGTTTAAAAGCAAGTGTAGCTGATAATATTGGAATACCAAAATTTCCAGATACTAATATAGCAGCACAAATAGCAAAACCTATTAGTGAAGCTATAGATTCATTTAGAGCAGTTGCAGAAGCAGATGCAGCAACAGATTTTAAAGTTAGTTTTAATGAAAAAAGTAGAGATCATTATTTACAACTACAAGAAAAATTTAAGTTTGATCCAGATGGAATGAAAAATGCAGTAGATAGTTATTCTAAAAATTTAATTCAATCTAGTCCTACAGTTTATAAAGGTTATGTATCTAATATATTAGCACAAAAAAATTTAGCTAACTTAGGTTTTGCAACTAAAAATTACAGAGCTAGAAATGATGCAATTGCCTTAGAAGGATTCCAAACTAGCAGAACTGATAATGAAGATATAACTTCTATGCAATTATCAAACATAGTTGATACAGATGCACCAATAACTAATATTAATAGTTATACTGCTAATACTACATTTAAAAATCTTAATGAAATATATGGTAGTGCAGAAACATCATTAGTATCTACTATGAGATACTCTGGTAATAATTTAAAAAAAGATTTAGAAAATGATCTTAAAAATACAGAAGTATTAAGAATTGTTAGTAGTATGAAAAAATTAGATAAAGCTAGTGCTATTAAATATATTACTAGTTATGCACAAGGTAATGATCAATTAAAACTTACTACAGATGATTTAGAAAACATACAAGATGCACAAAATCCTATATTTAAAAAATATGAAAATTATGTAGGTAATGAGTTTAATAGAAACTCTATAGTTAAGAGTGCTATGGATTTATATGAAAACTATAATAGTGATAAAATTAAATCTATGATGGCTTCTAAACAAACATATGATTTAGAAGGATTACAAGAACCTGGACAACCTTTACACATTAGTAATTTTCAAGATGGAGCAAACTCAAATTCAACTGAATATGTAATAAACACATTAGATGGAGTAGGTAAAACACAATTTAATAAAGTTGTAAAAATTACACAAGATAATATTAAAGCTCAAAAAATAGCTAGTGATATGATTGGTGGAACACAAAAAGATTTTATAGATGAAACACAAAAGGAATTAGTTACATCAGCTTTATTATCTAGATATGGTATTAATAACGAAAATATTACCGATGTATCAAATCCTAATTTAGCAGTAGCTATGGAAGTATTGTCTAAATATAATATTACTCCAACTGCTGTTATTAAAAAATTAAATACTAAAATAAATGTAGATTATAATAATGCAGGTATGATTCAAGAATATAAAAATAACTTATCTTTATATAATTTTACAAAAGCAAAATATCCTGGATTAGTTATTGATAATGAATTTATATATGAAGAAGGTAATTTAATAGGAGCTTTATCTATGCAAGATGATGCTACATTAGCTTCTAAATTAAATAGTATTAGTAAAGACATACCACAAGCTAAAGCTAATAAAATT